GGATCTTGGAATATCCTGTGGGGATCCAAACTGGCCCATCATCATTAGCAAATCGAACGTAGTTTCACAAAGTTGCCCATTGTAATCCTTTTCCATAGGAGCAAACAAGGGTAAATTCTGTCTACGGTACTGTTTCATGCGCTCTTGCACTTCATAGGCAGTCATTTCCTGACCGGTTGAAGGCAAGTTAAGGCTCTCCAGGTAGAAAGCTTTATTTAATATCTCGTATATTCGACCACGTTCAGTGGCTCCAATTGGGTATCCGCCCTTATTCTGGTCGAGGGATCGTAGGGCTTGACCCAATCTCTCGTCATACTCATTGTCGACCCAGGTTATGCCGTTGGGACGTAAATCTACCACACCCGTAACCACCTGCTGCGTTGCAACCATAGGTGGACGGGCGTAGCGTTCCGCCGCCTCCAGCAATGTGTAGGTCATTGCCTGTAAAGTTCTTGCATCTGGAAGTGCAACGATAGTCGCTGGACTAAACGCATAGGCACTACCAGAAATAGTTTGGAATCTTGGGACAATATAATACTTGTAATTGATCCCAGTCTCTTCGATGAACTTCTTGCTCTTCTTATCGATGAACATGGAGACGTACTTATACTTCCCAATATACTTGTCATTGTGGGTAAGTTGCGCCGGAACCACTAGATGTAGTATGTCGGCAGTCTCAAATGGGCTTTTATCATACGTTGTCTGCATCTCAGGTGAGAGCTTTTCTTTCCCAAAGGTTTCGACTAACTGGTGCAAGGTGGGATTCCACTTTCTGGCTACAGTTTCTACATTGCCAGACGCGTCTTCTTCCCAGGCACAATTGCGAAGGTGCCAACTGCGGTACACAACTCCATTCCAGGTTCTGTTAGGTTCTATTGAGAGGACAGCGTTACCAAAGGTAGCAAAGTCCATGTCACCTTCCTTCACACTTCTCTCGAAATTTGACTCGCGGGTAGACAAGGCTTGCATCTGGCGTTTGGTGGCAAAGTCTAGCCACAGCTTTCCATCACGATCTAAATTCGAATCTTTCCCGCCCCATAACTGGAACCAGGGACCGTCACGCAGCATGGCGTGAAAGGAGTTACCGAGATCTCGCCTGGCTAATATTGGATAAGAATCTACGGTAGCATCGGCCAGTTCATCTCCAAGAGAGTTCTGATACCTGAAGTCGGCACGCTCTGGGTAGAAGTTATCTGCCAAAGTCTGCCACAGTCCAATTAGGTTGCTCTGCTTGTTAAACAGATTACCCGCTAACTGGCACGCTAATTCGGAGGTTAATGTAGTTGCCATGTTTATCCTAGTTTCAATCCGCCCTGGAGCATTGTCGTTGGGGCGTTAGCTTTAGTTCTATAGCCACGCTTTCTGTTGTTCGCGTCTGCATTCTCAGCAGCACCTTTTGGTGAGTTAAGATTCAACAAAGAGGCTAGTGGCGTATCTGGCCGGCTACTTGCCATGGATGCGCGTTTCTGCCCTGGGGGTAGTTTACCTCGACGTGCCGCATTTGCAGCAGGGTCCACAGTGCCTTGTTGTTCTTTCAACTTCGCTGCAGTTTGAGTTCCGCCCTGTGAGACGGGCACACCGCTTAAGTCTGGATAGTTCCTGGGGCTTAACGACCCTTTGTCACTGGTAGACATGATCCCGTGTGGATTACCCGACTGGTTTCTCAGGTTCCGAGAGTCCATAGCAAGCAATGACCCGGCTGCAGATCCAGGGGCATGAGTTGTTGTTTGTTTCCGGGCGTCTGGAGCCGGCGCCCTCGCACTCAGCCCTTTGTGCGTTCCCATACCTTCCGCAGAGGGTGATGTTTTTCCGGCAGTTGGTTTCTTGCCTTTAATTTTAAATAAATTTGCCATTAGCCTAATGTACCCCCAACTTGATTTGGATTTTGTCCGCCGCCGGCAAAACGTCTACGTCTGCCCCCACCCACACTGCCGCCTCTGGATGTGCGGCGCTTTAAGGCATCGGTGGTTCCGGTTGATCTTTGTGGAGCCGGACTTTGGGTAGCCCGTCTGTTCACCACAGTATCTGGGGTGGCAGAGGTGGCGCCTGATGCTGGAGCACTAGCCGGGGCAGATGCTGGAGCACTAGCCGGGGCAGATGCTGGAGCACTAGCCGGGGCATTCGCTACAGCCCGCCTTGGCGCAGATGCAGGAGCAGAAGCTGGGGTGCTTTTAACCGCAGGGGCTGAGTAAATTAGTCCGGGGGCTCTGTAGTCCGGAAGCCTCTCACTTCTCTCGGCAAGAGTTTCAGCAGGACCATACAGCGGAACCTGAGTTATGCTCTTGTCGTATAGATACGCGGCAGGAGAGTACGGCGTAGTGTACTTCCCTTCATTTGGATTTATTTTTGCTTTACCAGTTTTTGAGGCAGCGTCTCGCTCAGCCTGACTCATGTGCCTGTTGTGGATAGTGAGTCGTCCGGCTTCCAGGTTTAGTCGGTTTTGCCGCGCAATGTCTCTTTCTGACAGGTTTCTCTGCAGATGCACTCGTTGATATTCTCGTTCCCCAGATGAAAGATTTCGTAGTGGGCCGTCATACCTGGGGAAAGGCCGACTTGAGTCTACGCCCGGGGAAGGACCGGCGCCTGGTCCCTGTCTTTCTGGAGCAGCTTGAGCGGATTCCGACGTTCGAGCCGGTGCTGATTCTTGTGATACCACGGTCTTTCCGCGGGCAGTTCTTTTCTCATCGCGCACAGTTTTCTGTGCTTTTTGATAAGCAGATGTTCTTGTTCTACGATCTGGGTTGGCGCTATCGCCCATGTATTCGAGCATAAGTTCCCGAGTTCTCTTGTTCTGGTCTTCTCTTTCGCCAATTAACCGATGGCGGAGTGCCTCGCTTTCGGCGCCCGTGTTACGCTTACGGTATCCTTCTGGATCCGCTATAAAATCTGATAATTCTCCGAAGCCAGCTTTTGGCATTACCCTAGCCTGTGTCCTTGTCTGGTGCCGGCACCTGCGCCACCAGTCGATTGAAGCATTGTGTTAATGGAACTTGTCTTGGCTCGATTTCTCCTAGCCATTCTGCGCTGAGATGTTACGGACTCTTCGACCATATCCTCTTCGTCGGGATGTTCACTGTGCTCCAGACCTTCCTTAGTATTAGGCTGACCGTAAACTTTTACGCCAGTCTCTTTGTCATGGAAGTGATCTTTATGCGGGGTCAAAGTATCGATGGTGGTATGCTGAGCATTCCCATAGAATTTATTGCCCTGAGCGTCGTGGTAATGGTCTTTGTGCTTCTTAGCACCTTCCATTTGCTTGGGGTCTTGTATAACCGTGGGTGTTTCTGGTGCTTTAGGTGCGCCCATAATTTAAGTTCCTCAAAATCCTATGCCGTCGTAATCCAACATCGTCATGCCGCCCTGACTATTCTCGTCGTATTTTTCTCGCATGGCTCGTCTGCCGGATTTGTTCAACACCTTACGCCGCTTCCGCTCAACGCCAGAGGCTGTGGTGCCTTCTGGATTTTTGGGTGTTTCTGGAGTTTCGTTCTTGCTGGCGCCCTCGGCGGCTTTCTTCGCCTCCACTGCCGTCTTGACTTTACGAACGCTAGATGCCATTGGGCGTGCCATGCTCGGACTCTCCGCAATATTAAAGTTCGAATAGTATCACGGTCGATTCTTCTTTGGTAGGTTTAGCGTAGAACGGTGTCCGTAATTCTTAGCTTGGTTTTTGTTGGCTATGGTCTTTGGTGCAGTCCACTCTCGTGATGTCTGGTCCTTAACCAGTCCTGCGAACAGGTCTGTCCAGGCCCATATCACTGCGTCCGCCCTGTCCGGAGATCGCATCCCCTTATACCCATCTGGGTGGAATGAGCACATCTGCTCCTCTACTTCTGGGTAATGTCCTACATGAGATATTTTGCCGCGGTCATACAATGCTGCGATGGGCTCAGCCCGGACCACCTTACCGCGGGAGGCGTTAACCAATTTGATATTGATATTTTCTCCAGATTGATTTCCAGCTTCGATAGTGAACTTGACCATAGCGCCCCCGAAGTTACTTTCAGCAACAACTGCGTCTGCCAGATGCCGTTGAAAGGCGTCACCCACAATTTTGCTCCATACGGAAGGCCCATATTTGCCTGATAAGTCCTCCAGTAGGTAGCCTCTGCCATCCATGCCAAGTCCTGCGACGATGATGCCAATTTCGTCTGATCTAGTATCGGGATCATCATCTGAAGCTCCTGAAGGATCGACTCCAACAACAATTCGTAGCATGTCCGGAAGATCTTTGGCGTCAACAACTCTGTGGCTATCAAGCACTTCATCGCTAAACAACGCGTCGTTATCTTCGTCAGAGAATTGCCCCTCAAAGAAACGCTTCCGTTCCTTATCTGGCATCTCCTGCAAACGTCTCAAATAGGCTGGGTCTAAGTTATCCTGGTTATCTAGTGGGTTCATGTACAAGAACGCAACACTCATCGGGGTGAGCATTGGCTTGTTAGTGTCTGGACTTCTCTTCTCAATGAAGTATTTATACGTCCAGTGTCGTTTTGATGGTGGGTTAAAGTCGTAATACGCTTTCAGTGACGCGCCGGCCACCTTCTGGGCCAATCGAGTTAGTGCTAGTTTGATAGATTGCCACGGT